GCAGTCTTCGGATCGGAACCGATGATGACGTGCGGCTTCTCACCGGTGTAGCCGGTGTACGCGTCCAGAGCGGTCTGGTAGTTCGATTCCAGGATGGCGTCCTGGATGTCGTTACGCAGAACGTTGGCCAGAGCGGCTTGGATGTCCTGGATGCGCTCGTAGGAACGCAGGCTGACAACCAGTTCACGCAGGTCGAGGTCACGCTCACGGAACCACGGACGAACCAGGAAGCGAGCGATACCTTCCACTTCCGGCAGCAGGTCGTCAGCCGGAGCGGCGTCGGACACGAACTTCCAACGGCTCAGGCCGTCAGTGAAGCGCAGCAGAGTGGTAACGGCCATGTTGTCGTTACGCAGGCGAGCAGCGGTAACCAGCAGGTCGATGTCGGCCATGCCACGGGCTTCAGCCAGCGGGCTCGGGATCGACAGCGGGCTGCCCAGCATTACCGGGTAGCGCTCGGTGTACTGCGAGCTGTTCAGCTGCAGACCGCGCAGACGACGGTTGGCGTTGGACAGGCGAGCGTTCGGTTCCCAACCGATGACGGTCAGTTCGGCCAGGCCATCAGCGATGTCCTTACCTACGCCCGGAGCGGTCAGGCTCAGGGATTCGCCAGCGGCGTTGATCACTTTCTCGACCACTACAGGAGCGGCGTTGACAGTGGCGTTGCCTTTCTCGGTGTCGACGTTACCGGTCACGATCAGGGACAGGGTCACAACGTAACCGCCATCGACGATCTGCTTCAGAACTGCGTCGCTCAGAGCTTCGCCCAGGTAGTTGACGCTGGAAGCGTTCAGCTGGATGGAGCTGGTGCGGAAGTTCAGTTCCAGTTCACGGGCCAGACCTTGCGGACCTTTCACGAAGGCAGCGCGCGGCAGGGTTTCCACGTCGAAGCGCAGAACGTCGGCATCGCCTTGCTGAACGTACAGGGACTTCAGGCCTACGGCACGGTCCATGGCGTCAGTTTGGTTCGCCTGACCGGCGATCTTGACCAGGGTGTTCTGGGCCAGAGCGACCAGGTTCACACGCTTGCCAACCAGCAGCGGGCTGGTGGTGACAGTGCGGTTGCCCAGATCCACGGAACGGCTCTCGACGGTAGCTTCGTCGACGAACAGGTCACGGTTGCCATCGTGGATTTCCGGCACGAGAGCGGTGCTCTGGTCAGCCAGAATTTCGTAGTTGATGGCAGCTTCCAGCAGGCGCTTCTGACCGAAGTCAGCGTGGTCGCCGCGGGTGTTGTGCAGGAAGTGGTTCAGAACCAGGTGCGAACGGATGGTTACGTCAGCGCCGCCTTGTTCCGGGGTCAGGATCACGGTGCGGTAGAAACCTTCCGCGAACTCGCCCTGCTTGGCCACTTTCTGGTTGTAGACCATCGACAGACCGATGAAGTCAACCAGGTTGCTGTTGTCGAAGGCTTCCATCGACGGAGCAGCTTTCTCCATGAAGTCGAAATCGCCGAGGGATTCGACGGAAACGACCTGGCCCACTTTCGGAGCGGACATGTCGGAGGAAGCCAGGGCGCTACGGGCGTATTCAGCCGGGTTGGCTGCAGCCATAGCCAGGACGCCGACGGCATCGCGCTGGGCGGCGGTCAGGGTGCCATCTTCCATACCGCACAGGGTGTTGGTGGCATCTTCCATCGAAGCAATCAGGTTGCTGCGATCCAGTTCGTTCAGGGATTCCATGGAGGCTACGCCGCCGATGGAGTGGAATTGCTTGTTGGAATACATCGCTTGCAGGTTTGCAGCCTGCTCGCTCAGCAGCTGTTGGCTGCTCTTCGAGCTTTTGCCGATCACGCTCATTGTGGTTCTCCGGAGGTTTTGCTGCGCGCGCAGCGATTGATGCGTAGACCTAGGTTCTCGTTAGCGTCCCCTAGGACATTCGCAATTTTGCATACCATTGCAATTTTACTTGCGCAGGTCTTCAATAGAATACCTGTTCTACAGGTAGTTCTTGTACAAAACGTTCGAAGGCAGCAGTGCCTGCTACACACCGAATAGAAGTGCGATTGAATACCAGACGACTCACTTGTTTGGCAAGTGTCTCGCCAGCTTGTTTCTCTTCATCAGTTAGGCAACGATAGGGAACCAGGTGAATGACCATGGTTTCCAGATCGGTGAGTTCAACACGAGTACCCAGACCTTCACGGATCATGGATTCGTTAGTCGACCCATAGATAAGAGTGTCAATACTGACATTTGCGCAGGCACTACGCTCTTCCAGAGTCGGGATATCCACTGCCCCTTCGTAGTCCTGAACGAACTGGGAAGCTGTGGCTACATCACCGTCGAACACCTTGCTAGCCAGTACTTCAGCTGCTTGGAAATTGACCATCTTGTAAATCAGAAAGTCGCGGGGTGATAGTATGCCAGAAAGCTTTTCACAGTTGGCAAGATCATCACCAGTGAGGCCTAGCTCCTTCGATACGAGGTTGAGCCAGCATGGCACAATGGCCATTTTGATTTTGCTCATCATCAGAATTCATCCTCTTAAAGAGCAGTTTAGGACCAGAGAATGGACATCAAGTTATTCCTAGTCAAATCCGTTACACTCCTGTATCTCGAGAGCCAAATAGAAGGATACAAGTCAGGGAATGCGTCCCTGATCAGAGGTATTCTCTCCGAGTTGAAACTGCCCGAGAACATCGGCGAAATTGGCGACGGGCGTAATGTCCTGTCGAACCTTCGCTCCACCGTACTGTGGATGCTTAACGAAGGTGAGTCACAGAGATATGAGCCAGATACGCTACTGCAGCGTCTGAGAATGAACCTACAGTCTGATGATGTCGCTTATAAAGCGCTTGAACGGACTATACGTGTCTACCCCGATGAGTCGGTTATCCGTAAACACATCAACGATCTCAGTCGTGAATTGCGTCGCTATAAGAACCGTGAGAAGCTCCATGAGATCGTGAAGAAAGCATCCTATACATTGGCCTTCCGTGAAGCGGAGATCGAGGACTGGGATAGCTTCATCCTGAACACTGCTCAGGATCTTCTCTCGGTCGACATGGAGACAGAAGAACGTGCCGACCCTGCCTTTATTACGTCTGTCAACTTCAATGACAAGTCGTCGGTGACAGCGGCCTTCGAGGACATGCATAAATCGATCAGCCTCGAGGGGATCATCAAATTCCCATTCAAGGCATTGAACCGTATGTTGGGGGTTCAGGGTGGTGGTCGTCGTGGAGAGTTTGGGTTGGTCAATGCCCTGCCTCACAACAACAAGTCCGGTACATTGTTGGATCTGTTCATCGGAACCTGTATCTTCAATGACCCTTTCTTGTTCGACCCGAGTAAGAAGCCGCTGGTGCTGCTTTACAGTACCGAGGACGATGTCCCAATTATCATTCAGAAGATCTACGTGATCCTCAAACAGCTGGAGCTTGGCACTGCCATCTCCGTTAAAGGAGTGAGTTCTGACGAAGCCGCTGAATATGTCATGAGTAAACTTCAGGCCCGTGGCTGGTTTGTTGAGATCCACCGGATCAAAGGCTCGGCGTTCAGCTATGCTAAGTACATCAAACATCTGGAGCAGTACAAAGCCAAGGGATATGAAGTCTGTGCTTCATACATCGACTACTTGGCCATGTACAGCAAGGATGGTTGCATCCAGGGCGCGACTGGCGATGATCTCCAAGATCTGTACAAACGTGTGCGTGAATATACTGCAGCTGAGAAAATCCTGAACGTTACAGCTCACCAGCTCTCGACACAAGCGAAGGAAGAGAAGCGGATGAACCCAGGCAAGTTCATCCGCGATATGCCAGGTGGCGGTTACTACCAGGGCTGTAAGAAACTCGACACCGAAGTAGATTGGGAGTTCTACGTTAACAAACAAGTGGTCAACGATGGTGCTTACTTGGAGTATGTTTGGGGTAAACACCGTGGTGTGGTTGAACCGACGCCTGAGTCGCATAAGTACTTTGTGATGAAGTTCTCGCCGCACCCCATGTACGGTATACGTTATGATTTTGATCTCGAAGAAGATCTCAGTTACAAAGTGGTTGGTGGCAGACCTACATCCGAAGGGGGTGGTCGCACTTGGGATGATCTTGATCAAGTGGCATAACGACATAGAGAGGAGGCCTTGGCCTCCTCTCTATGCTGTCTTAATAGTGCTCCGTTAGTTCTGAGCTTCGACTAGCGTTTGAATGATCAAGTCCTGTTCAGCAATGGTGGCGTCACGAGCAGCCAATTCATCACTGAGTCTGATAATCTTGGCTGTGTCCGTTTCATTCTCAATCACTGCATTCTCACGGGCTGCCGTCAATTGGGCATGCTGTGCTTCACTGACTGCGTCGGTAGCAACAGAGCGAGTGATAACGACTTCGGCATCAACGCCGATCTTTGAACGTACCGCCTCTTTAATGGCCTGGATGACATCCGTCAGATCACGATACTCTGGCCACATCCCCATCGAAACACCGAGTACCAATCGAGAATAGGTAACACTCCCCATGTTTGGATAGGAGTCGATCCACGTATCCGGGACATAGATGAGATTACCGGTGTTATCCTTAAGACAGACTACCAGCGCACCTTCCGCTTTATCGCTGTTGTAAGCACTTTGAGTAAGTGTCACTGGGGTGTAAATAAGAGCGAGTGGGTCTTGCCCTCGTGCTACCAGTTCTTGAAAGGTACGAAGGGCGACAACCGTGTAAGACTTAGAAGGGTTGGCTACGAAAGGATCCCGCAGGATGAACGTGCCAGATACACCCATGGAGGGAGTTTTGCGTGCCATGTTGACCTCGGTCAAGCAAAAAAGAAAAGGGTAAGTCATAGGATAAAGAAAAAAGAAAGGAGGGGCCTGAGCCCCTCTCTTCTTATTTGATGCTGACTGCCCAAGGCATTGCATCGGACAGCGGAACACGCTTCTTATTGCGGAATAGGCGAACACTGTCTGCGCGAGACCGTGCTGCAAGACTGAGAACTTCCATCCTGCGTTCCTCCAGGACGTCCTCAGTACCGATGTAGAACCACTTGGCAGGAACATCTGCCATGCGCCCTACTGCAACACTGTAGTAATGATGTCCGTTTCGTTCACTGTCAACTAACACGACACCTACCATCCCAAGCTTCACCTTCTTGGTGGAATACTCTTCCAAGACAGTGCGGGTATTGTGCTTGAGTAGCTCACCATGGCTGTATAGGTACTCGACCGCCTTCATGTAGGCTTTACCTGGACCACCCAGCAAGCCATCCACAAAGTGGGCCAGCTCGCAGGGATGATCATTGGTCGGGCGTACTTTCCAGCGCCGATGATTAGCATCACGATGGAGTCCTTTCATTCTTGGCACCAGACCTACACCAGGGATGCAGTAACCGGATTTAACAACGATCACGTAATCTTTCTCTTCCATACCGAACCTCATGGTGGTTATTGTCGGGATTGCTTCCTCGACTCACCACTAGAATGTAGGGTTGAAAAGAATTCGAATCAACGTACGCCGATGGGTTTACCCGTGTAGTCATAACAGATCGGAAACTCGCATACACCTCCGTTTGACATGACTTCATCAAAGTCGACCTTAGGGAGTAGGCGCTTCACTTCAGCCATCGAGACTTTCTGGCCATTGACGAAGCACTCATCATCCATTCGAGGATTGCACCAGGCTTCCTTGATTTCAGTGAAGTTAGTTGCTACTGACGGCGTCCCTTTATCTTCGTGACGCTTTTGACTGTCGAGCTTGTACTGCTCGAGTCCTCCATTATAGTGTCCGACAGTCATCTGTAGTGCGCGTGACTCCGTGATATTGGAGCGGATGTAGAAATCATAGAGCAGCTCAGCACTCTCAGGATAGGTGATACGATCACCCCCGAATCCAGGACCGGTATCCCAGAGGTAGGCGACAGGCTGACCTTCAATACTGGTGTCGACGTAGTACCATGTTGAGATCACAAAGCGTTTAGCTTTACCATTATAAAAGCCAAGTTCTTTTCCGTTGCTCTGACATGTACCTCGGACACAATTACCAATGTCACGATTTATAGCCCAGCGTCGTATACCGTTCTCATCGATCCATTCGAGTTTACGATCAGCGAGCATCCATACACAGACCAGAGTGCCATTGTTTTCATAACAAGGGAATGCGGCAGGTAGTCCTTGTTTGGACAGCTCGTTGGGAAACTGTCCGTTCGGGATACCGTACGACGGATCATAGGCAACCGCATGCATGGACAGGAAGAACAGGATTGCAGCAAAGAACTGTTTCATTAGTCAGTCTCCTTGGAAGACATGGTATCGATAAACCGTTTTAGGAAAGTGGCCTCTGCTTCAGTTGGCTCAATTTCAACAAACGACGATTTAGGTCGTTGGGAAAATACATCTCTGTAGTACTCGTCAGCAGTGATCAACATCCCACTGTTGACGTTATAGGTGCCCCCAGTGGATAAGTGTTTAATAGCAGTATCCACTCCTTTTTCATTGATCTGAAATTGATAACGTACCACAACGGCAGCGTCGATGGGATCTGACTTGCTTTTAAGATACATGACCTCGCCGGCGGGAATGGATTTCTGATCAGGGAGAAGGTCCAGATCTGTGACCGACACCATGAAATTAATTGTTTCAATGAAACTCTGTCGGACAAAAGCATCAAATACCCATTGATCCTTCCCTCTGATGGAGAGTCTAGGACCGAATGGGCGTCGTTGCCCGGACATTCCCTTTTCCTCAACTACGAAGTACATCCTAGAATTGTAATCGGCAATTCTTCCGTACAAATCTTCTTCTTCTTTATCCCCACCTAGGACTGCACGAATGCAGTTAGGGGAAAGTCCATAACTAGGTAGATAGCAGAAGCCCGTTATGGGATAATCCCGTTCCACGGAATCAACTTTAGACTGGACAATTATCGGATTTTTGAGTTCAGAATATTGCCGATTCATGATTTCACAAACCATGAAGTTGGAAAAATGTTCATGAATCACAGAGGGACTCATTGCCTGAGAGATATGTAGCACGAACTTATTAAATTCTCCGAAGAAAACCTCTGGACGAATCATTTCGACACCTCTTTAAACGGAATAGAAAGCCTGGGGATTATCCCCAGGCAGTTTATATATCGTGGAGCAGAACGCGGTTAATCCAATTCCATCATTGCTGTTCCCACACCAAAGCATCGGCTTTACCAGTGAACACCATCCAGGCTGTCTTACAGCGATGACGGAACGACGGATAACCGAGCGGACGACATGGGACGTAGTTGAAACGACCTTCGCCCAGATCAATCTTCGCCTGGACGTCGTTATTGACGATACTGTCGACGTGGTGGACACCTGGGTACGGCATGTTGAACAGTTTCTTCAAAGCTTTCATATCAGACTCCGTGTAGTCAGAGCCCACCATACCAACTTGATGCGTTGGATGAGGGTTGGTTTACCGAAAGGGTTTTCAGCGAACAATCGGCGAGGCAGGCCCGTGTCCACCGCAAAAGCGGAAGCGTCAGCATGGCCACCACCACCGAACTTCTCAGAGATCAGCGTGGTATCGCAACCAATGTCCTTATTAGCGCGTAGACTGAAGACAGTCTTGCCGTTACGTTCGGTGTAACACGCCGTGAAATCGTGCATGATGTTCAGGTGATCACAGATACGGTTGCGTAGGTGATGTGGGCCATTGACCAGAGCGAACGTGAACCCATTCCAGACACCCTTGCGAGGATAGGTCTTCGCTACAGACTTCACGATACTGAGATCGTATTCGACCAGTGTCTGACCCTCACCTTCCACGTGACCGAAGAAACCACCATCAGACCCTATGGCTTCATCTAGAGCATCGATGTCCCTGGCACGGTTCAGCACCCAAGCATTGACAGCATCAGACTCAGCAAACTCGAAATGCCATAGGTCGTAATCCTGCACCAACTGAAGAGCTTTGGGTACGTCGCTATCGAAGTTGTCCTTGTAGCGATTATGGAAGAATGCCCAGGTCAACACAGCACCCGAATGAGCCAGGTCTGCCAACATGAACACAGGGGCACTTTCGCGGTGGCGCTGATCCTTGTACGTGTCGTACGAGAAGATCGGTGTGACCAGACCATGGAGCTTATCGATCGCTGTTTTATGGTGATCGATGATCAGGATCGACTTCACTGTCTTCCGGTAGATCTGTTCGATCTGAGCAGGAGTCAGTGAGAGGTCTACCATGATCAAGTGACGTCCCTCGATCTCGCGAGGGAGCTTTTCACCGTACTGATACGGGAGATACAGCGTCTCCATCGGATGGAGTACCTTGGAAGCTGCCCAGGCAGCCGCCAGACCATCAGAGCAAGCACGATGGTAGAGAACAACTTGAGTGATGGAAGACGTCATGTAACCCCCTTAGAAACCGGTTAAATCGAAGGTGATGATTTCACGCTTCATGTTTTTGGTGATGGAACGGATGGAGAACTTCAACGACTGCTCCATGTTTTTCTCGATACGGGCCTTGACACTTTTGGCCATCGGACCGTATGGCTCCACATCAGCTACCACCGACTGACCATCGTCGCTCCGGCGGATGTTAGTCAACTTGGCACAAATACGCTGGTGGTTGATCCGGCTACGTTGCTCAATGACCTCTTGAGGAGAAGCATTTGGAAGAAGCTTGGGGACACCGAACTCAGCTAGGTAGCCGATCGAATTGGATTTCGCAATCAGTTTGTCCAGGGTAGCATCTCCGATGTTCTCACCGGAAATGATAGTGACAGTAGCTTTCTTGGTCATGATAAAAACCTTGATAAAGGCCGCCCCCGAAGGAGCGGCCGGTTGGTGTAATTAAACCTTGGCGAGCGTGAGACCGCGCTGACCCATGTACTTGCCCAGCTTGTCCTTGTACGACTTCATGCACGGCTCGTCACTCTGGAAGAAGACGAACTGAGCAATGCCTTCGTTCAGGTAACAACGCACAGGACTGTTGGTCGTGTTAGCCACCTCGAT